TGGGTATGGCTGCGGCAACCTGAAATGGCACTGACCGAGTATGCGCGGCAGCTCGTCAAGGGGCATGGCAGCAGCATCGATCTGGGCTGCAACGATATGGAGCTCTCCGAAAGTCTGACCGATCACCTCTTCGACGACCCGAAGCAGAGCATTGACGGACTGATCGCAGAGCACTACACGATTTTGTGGGCCTACGCGACCCTGCGGGAAAAGCTCAAATGGTACGAGGATGCAGGAATCCCGGTCATTCCTAATTACGGTCTGAGTACCATCCGGCGGGCGATCAATCGGTACGGCACCGCCCCTCAGCTCCAGATGGCGATCAAGGAAATGTCAGAGCTCACGAAGGCGATCTGCAATCTCCAGCGGGCCGTAACCTTCAACTACCGCAACGGTGCGAAGATCAAGGTCGCCCACGAGAGCGTCAGGGAAGAAATCGCGGATGTTTACATCATGCTGGCGCAGCTCGTTGAGATCGTCGGCAAGCCTGAAGAGGTACAGCAGATCGTGCTCGAAAAGCTCGAACAGCTCAAAGGCGACCTGGACGGCGGGGAGGTGCAAAGTGAGTAAAGCTGTTTTACTGAGCATCCAGCCAAACTGGTGCAAGATGATCTGGGCAGGAATGAAGGAAGTCGAGGTGCGCAAGACTCGCCCGACACTGGAAACACCGTTCAAGGCGTACATCTACTGCACCGGTCACGATGGCTGGGTTATGAAGTCGCCCAAGGCTGGCGTGCAGAAAATGGACAGCAGAGTGATCGGCGAGTTCACCTGCGACAAAATCGACAAGCTCGTCCACGTCGGAACGATGATGGACATAAACATTTTGACATCGGACGGGTGGTATAAACCGGCAGATGCACTGCTTCAAGCCGCCTGCCTGACCGAAGAAACCGTTAAAAAATATCTGCAAGGTCGTAATGGCTACGGCTGGCACATCTCTGACCTGAAGATTTATGACAAGCCCAGAGACCTTGATGAATTTTCAAGATTTGGTTTTTTGGGAATGGGCAGATCAAATTGTGTTTGCGGAAATTGGCGTTGTGAAAACTATGAACCGTCTTATCACTACATGATTCCACCGACTTGCAAAATCGACGGATGTTCCATTTGCCGCCCGCCTCAAAGCTGGTGCTATGTGGAGGATGCAGAATGTACGTCATGAATAAAAAATGGGACTCCATCACGAACATTGCCCAGTGCACCAGCGTGTATGTGAGTCCTGAGCATGAAATAAAGGCGGTACCCACTGGAGGCGGAAATGTCTATCGTCTGGGGCAGTATGAAACAGCGGAAATCGCCCGCGCTGTCCTGAATGACCTGTATATGCACATTCCGACTGGCTGCATCTACCAGATGCCGAATGACCAACGAGCACGGGTGCTGGTCCGCGGCATGAGCGATGAACGGCCTGAAAAGTTTGCTGGGAACGGCAAGAAGCCGGTGCGTAGGGGAGGATCCTGATGGCAAAGAAACATCATTGGGGTCGAAAAGACAGGCCGCAGAGGGTATGTAATCCTGATTACTTGCCCCAATTGTATGTACGTCGGAGAGGGTGACAGCTGGTGCGACAAAATCGGAAAAATCGTTCTTTCTGACTGGGAGCCTACAGAGTATTACATGGGGTGCTGCAAGAAAGGAAAAGAAAAGTGACCGCATTAGAGATTTTCAAAACTATTTTGAAGTGGCTTCAGATTATGGCAGTGAGCTATGCAACTGGGGTGCTCATTGCGTCTGAAATTCCTAAAAGAAAAGCACCACTATGTGACAAGTGTGCCCATCTGCGCTTTAAAAGGGCAAAAAACGATGTGTGCTGCAGATATGTCTGCAATTTTTGGGATCTGCCACCCTTTGACGATCCCCCAGAGTTTTGCAATAGATTTGAGGAGAAAAAATGAAAGCATACGTTGAACCTAGAAGCCGGGAATGCCCGTTCTGTGGTGCACCGACCTATGAAGTCGTGAGCGTCACGGGCATGAAATGCGTTCGGTGCACCAATAAGAAAAACTGCGGTGCAATCGTCAGTTTCAACAACAAGGACTGTGATGAACGCGGTGTTTCGCCGGCGGTGTACTTCAATCGGCGGGCAGGAAAGGAGTGAATAAGGGTGCCGTGCTATGAGGTCGCAATCGAAGCAAGAAAAAATGATACGGCAGAAAAATGTATGTTTTCTGCATGGATTCGTGGAGAAAACACTCCGAAAGCCGTAGAAGAAGCCTTGCAGAAAGTAGCTTATGAACACCCCAATTTTGGAATGCTGCGCCCAGTATGCGTAGAAGAGCAAAAACCGGTAGCAGCGTGTTGGCGGGAAACATCGGCACCTCGCCGGCAGTGGAAAATAGTTCATAAGTACAAAGTGGAATATAGATTCCCAGTGAGTAATAGGGAACTGCTCAAAAAATCTTATGTGTGGGCAGTATCCGCAGAAGAAGCTGTGGGCTATGCAAAAGAGAACGTTGGAATTTCGGGACTTATAGTGAATGCGGAGGAATCTAATGAATCTGATTCGTGAAATTTTCTTTAGTCCGATGGTCGTGGATGCGGCCGGAATTATCCTGATCGTGGCCGCATTGCCCATGGCGGGCTGGTCCTGGGCTGTGAATCACATGGCGGGCCCGAAGGCAAAAAATGCAAAGGAGGGCACATGAAAGCACATCTGGCGTTCCTGTGCAATGGCCGGTGTCAGTGGTGCAAAAGCCGTTGGGACTGCGGCAAAGCGAGAAGATTCCTAGCAAAAATTTTCGGGTGCAAAGATTGGAGATGGCAAAACAGATGAAGAACATTCGCCAGCAGCGGGCTGATGAACGGGATAAAGCGGCGCAGATCTTCACTTGGTGTATGGTGGTGGCTATGCACCAGGAAGAGGGCATTGGAGCCACACGCTTGGAGCGGGCCTGTAATGAGATGCACGAGTTTCAGCAGCGGTATAGGACAAAAATCCTGACCGAGAACCGCAAGAGTGCAACGGATGCCATGCGGGAGGACTTGAAAGGCATCTGTGATTTTGAGGTCCGGCTTCCGCAGACCAAGGCTCCGCGCAACCGCAGGGAAGAGCAGCTCCGCATGGCCCAGAACGAGGGCGCAGAGATCGCCTGGCTGGTTATGGCGGCAACAACGCACCTGACCTTCGGCTTCGGCAAGGAACGGCTTGCCCGCTTGAAGCAGGAAACGCTGGATAACTACCGGCAGTACATCGGATGGGTAGAGCAGGACGGTGAAGCCTATGCAATGGAACTGCTTCGCCGCTGTTCGGAACAGGCTTTGCAGGAAGAACTCAAAATCAACGATATGCGGGAAAGCAAAGGTTATATCCTGCCCGGCGGCTCCGCAGAAGCCCAGAGGGCAGATATGCTGCGGGCAATGGAGGCCGTATCGGCTAAGATGGCAGCAGAGCGCGGCATTACCCGCCAGCCGCTGGCCGTTTTGAGCCAGAGTGAAATTTCCCGCCGCATGAGCGCAATTTGAGCAAACAAAAAGAGGACTGCTTGCGCAATCCCCCGAGAAAAGCAATTCTATTATACCTAAATTGATGGATTTTGGCAACGTAGAACAGGAGGATGCGCAAAATGACTATCCCGGAAGATATGATGGCGTTCATCGAAGAAACTGCCCGCAAAGCTGCCCGCGAGGGTGCAAAGGAAGTTGTGGCCGAGCAGGCCCGTAAAGCCGCAGGCCGGTGTGACCGCCGGTTGCGGAACACGAAGTTGCTCCTGAAGAACTACCGGATGTTCAAAAAACATTGCACGGGTGCGGTCTATACGGACGAGGTTGGCGAACATGATGGTCAGGAGGAAGAAACCGCACTGGAACTGCTGGACATGATGCTCCAGCGGAACAATGCCATTACGGTTGAATCCATCCGCAACAGCTGCCGGCGCACTAAAATCATGATTCGCCATATCGATGCAATGCTTGGCCTGTACGAAACCTACTGCGCCCAGAGCGACAATGAAGCTCTGAAGCGGGGCCTGCGCATCATCAAGGCCATGTACATTGACGAGACCGCCAAGCCTGTGGAGCAGATCGCGATGCAGGAAAACGTGAGCGCCCGGCAGGTTTACCGTGACCATGATGCAGCAGTGGATAAAATCTCGATGCTGATGTTTGGTATCGACGCATTGGAAATGTCTTAGTCCGATGTCAAAAAGATGTCATGGACGCGTCACGGCAAAAGTGGTACAATAATACCGTAAAATTCTAATCATAGCGCATTGCCCGCCCGGTTTCGCCACCGGACGGGTATTTTTATGCCCAGAAAGGAGGAAAGATACCGCCGCTCCCTAATTTGTTCCGCAACGCCAGCGGAAAAGCAAAGAAGGGAGAAAAAATGAATCAGCAAGTAGTGTATCAGGATATTTCGCAGATCCATCCCTATGAGAACAACCCCAGAAACAACGAAGCAGCCGTTGGTCCGGTAGCCCAAAGCATCAAGGAATTTGGATTCCGGGTGCCCATCTTGATTGATGGAAAAGGCACGATCATTGCCGGACACACCCGCTATGAGGCCGCAAAACGGCTGGGCATGGACAAAGTGCCCTGCATCCGGGTCGATGACCTGACGGACGCGCAGGTCAAGGCGTACCGTATTGCAGACAACAAGGTAGCAGAGGCATCTTCTTGGAATGACGATATCCTCCGCGCCGAAATGGATGCACTGCAGGCGCTGGATGTGGATCTGAGCAGCACCGGCTTCAGTGAAGTGGAACTTGATGGCCTGCTTCGGGATGTGGATGATTCCGATTTTGAGGAATTCTTCACAGAGCCTGCCCAGCAGCCGCCCAAAGTGGCCGATACAGGTTCGGACCCTGAAAGCCAGCAATCTGGACAGCCTGCACCTTTTCAGCCCGCTACGGCGCAACAGAACGGCTCTAAGCTTATCCAATGCCCACACTGCGGAGAATGGTTTGAAACATGAGGCTGTGTTTGGCGGGAACCTTCCCGTCGGAGAAAATTGTGCGGGAAAACAGGCCGGAGTACGTTCTGGAGAGCTTTTTCTATATCAAGCCGTGGCAGGTCGAGGAAATGCCAAAATGGAAGATGTTTCTGCTCGACAGCGGGGCATTCACGTTTATGCACGGGGTAGAGGCTTCATCAAAGCCGGTGGATTGGGACGGGTACCTAAGCAGGTATATCGAATTCATCAACCGCCACGATGTGCAGCACTTCTTCGAGTTGGACGTAGATATCATCGTAGGCTATGATGCCGTAAAGCGCATGAGAGCCCGCCTTGAAGCTGAGACGGGCAAGCAGAGCATTCCAGTCTGGCATCGCTCCCGCGGCCTTGACGAATTTAAAAGCCTGTGCAGGGACTATCCCTATATCGGCATCGGTGGCTTCGCAATCAAGCACATTCAGCCCAGCGAGTACGGCTACATCAAACGGCTGGTGCAGTATGCGAACGCCTGCGGGGTGCGGGTGCACGGTCTGGGCTACACCAAAAAGGACGCGGTTGACTTTGGCTTTTATAGCGTGGACAGCACCACATGGACTACACAGGTCAATTTTGGCGGCTTGTCCTACTTCAACGGCTCAGAAATGGTTGTGGTCAGACCCCCGAAGGGCATGATAGGCGCAGACTACCGGATTCGCCGAGAGTATGCGCTGAAAGAGTGGATCAAATACCAGAAGTACCTTGATACGAAAGGAAAATGGCGTGGATAAAGATATCGTATACCGCGTTGAGGATGGCATGGACAGAGAAAAAATTCTCTGCACCACCTACCAGATGCGGAATTTTTATATGCAGTTCAGAGACGGTTTCTTCACCAATCTGGACGTAATGAACTATATCCAGCACCTTGCCGCCGCCCACATGGCGAAAAAGGGCATGAACGTGCTGGATGTGTGCTGCGGCCGCTCTCTGATGCTCCCACTGCTGCGCTACTACGCAAAGGATATTGCATCCTATACCGGCGTAGACATCAGCAAAGCGAACATCAAAGAGGCTATGCGCGGCGCAACCGCAAAGAACCTTGAACCTAAAGATCTGACTTCCTACTACCCGTTCCGGGTGGGTTGGAAGCTGGGCAACGTTGCTGAGATGTCGAAAGTCATCCCGGCGGGGTTTGCCGATTTTGTGATTTACACCTCTGCCATTGAGCATATGCACCCTACGGACGGCGCAAAAAGCCTTGCAGAATGCTACAAGGTGATGAAGCCGGGTGCAAAGATGTTTCTCTCCTGTCCGAACACCCCGGGCAATGGGTATCAGACCCAGTACCGCGCTCATGTCTATGAGTGGGGCTACGATGAACTGAAAGCCAAGCTGGCCGAAATCGGATTCAGCATTGTGCAGGAGGTTGGTCTGGTCACCAGCGTCCGGGAGATGGACGAGTTCTATTCCAAGCAGGAACCGGCGCTGCGGGACTTCTACACCCGTATGAAAGCCTATGTCCCATCTGCGTTCCTCACAGCCTTTATGGCAATTCCGTTCCCGCGTGAGGCAAAAGAGCTGCTGTTCATCGTTCAGAAGCCGAAAGGAGAAGAAAACAATGGCTAAGTTTGAAAACCGCTACGGCGTGCGTAAAATCGTCTATAAGCAGAAATGCCGGTGCTTCTGCCCCATCGGAAAGACAGACTACACCAATGAATTTACTGTGACCATGGAGCCGGCAGAGATTATTCCGGACTACTGCGAAATCGACAAGTTCATCCGTGAATGTCTGGAAGGTGAAAATCTCGTCATCGAGGAAGCAGCCAGCAAGCTGAAGAAGAAGCTTGTTGAGGATGTGCACCCCAGCTGGATCGTGGTCGAATCTGCGGTGAACGACGCATCCCACGGCAATGTGGTCGTTATGGTATGAGGGGGGCAGGGGATATGAGAAACACCAAAGCCCTATGCCAGACCGCAGTTGTCGCGGCTCTATATGTCGCATTAACCACCCTGAACCCGCTGTCATGGGGAGTTATCCAGTTCCGGGTGGCTAATATGCTGTGCGCCCTCCCGTTCAAGGATAAGCGGTACGCCCCGGCGGTTCTGCTGGGGATTGCAATCGCAAATGCAACGAGTCCTTTCGGCCCGGTCGATGTGCTCTTTGGCCTGCTGGCTGAGGGGACTGCATACGCACTGGTGGTCTGGGGGCCGTGGAAAAGGCTGGGGATTCTGTGGAAAGCAGTCATCCTATCCCTGTCCGTGGCTCTGTTCATCGGCGTGGAACTGTCTATGATGGTCGGTGCACCGTTCTGGTTGACAAGTGCTGGCCTGTTCGTGGGCACATTCCTGGCCGTGGAACTGGGAAACTTGATGATCTCCAAAACCGCTCTCGCAAAGGTCGTGTGAGAGGGACCGCGGCGCTGGCTCTGAAAAGGGTCGGCGCTTTTTCTTCGAAACAACACAACAGCCCGGGTAGATACCGGGACAGAAAATGAAGAAGGATAGTGGTGGCGATGTAGATGGAAACGCGAGATAATGCGTTCACCCTTTATAAGAAGGGGATGGGATGCACCGAAATCGCAAAGAAGCTGGGCGTATCGCTGAACACTGTGAAATCGTGGAAGAGGCGCTATTGGGATGCACAAAAGGGTGCACCCAAGAAATGCACCCCGCCGCACCCCAAGGGTGCATCTTCCAAGTGCGCCCAGAAAGCCCCGCAGGATGACAAGCCAAAGCCGGGCGCACCGCTGGGTAATGTCAATGCAGTTGGCAACCATGGAGGCGCGCCGCCGGGTAACCAGAATGCCTTGAAACACGGTGGCTGGTCTGCGGTGATGTTTGGTTCTTTTTCAGAGGAAAACCAAAAAGCCATTCAGGACTGCACGAAGGACGTTGATGCAGAAGACCTGTTGATACAGGAACTCCAACTGCTGACCGCCCGGGAAGCTTTTCTGCTTCAACGCATTTCCGCTGTTCAAGAGAAGAAACAGCACATTCAATCGGTGCATACCTCTAAGTCTGGCAGATCGTTTACTCGCTTGGACGAGGACAAGGAAAAAGAAGCCCACGATAAGGAGGTTTACATTGAGCGGATAGATGCCAAAGTCGATCGGGAAGAAAGGCTCCCCGGCACCACCGTGGAGACATCAACCACCGTCGAATCAAGCTACCTTATCGTGGAACGCTTAGAGCGGCTATTGACCGATGTACAGCGCCAGAAGTCCAAGGTGATACAACAGCTTGCTGACCTGCGCAGAATGAGCAACAGCGGCAAGAATGAGTTGGTAGACGATTGGGTTGCGGCAGTCGAGGCGGCAGACACGGAAGCGGAGGATGTGGACGATGGCACTGAGACAACGTGAAGTCTTTGCCAAGCGGATCCCGCTGTACCGTAAAGACCCTCGCTTGTTCTTCAAAGAGGTCACTGGCTTCAAGCCTGATCCGTGGCAAAAAGAAGCCGCCACAGCTATTGCACAACACCGCAAGGTTTCGATTCGCTCAGGACAGGGCGTTGGAAAGACTGCTTTTGAAGCGAACCTAGTCCTTTGGTTTCTTTCCTGTTTCCCGTATCCCCGCGTCGTGTGCACGGCACCGACCCGCCAGCAGTTGAACGATGTGCTCTGGGCTGAGATTGCCAAGTGGCAGGAACGCAGCCCTGTCTTGCAGGCTATGCTTGTGTGGACAAAGACTCGTGTTTACATGAGAGGACATGAGAAACGCTGGTTCGCCGTGGCTCGCACAGCCACCAAGCCGGAGAATATGCAGGGCTTCCACGAAGATAATATGCTTTTCGTGGTGGACGAGGCATCTGGCGTTGCTGACCCCATCATGGAGGCTATACAGGGTACGCTTTCCGGCGATAACAACCGCTTACTGATGTGCGGAAACCCAACGCAGAACACGGGCACATTCCACGATTCGCACACCGTGGACGCCCAGTCCTACTACTGCATGAAGGTGTCCAGTAGGGACAGCCCCCGCACGAATAAGCAGAATATCGCTGACTTGGAGCGGAAGTTCGGCAAGAACAGCAATGTAGTCCGTGTCCGTGTTGACGGAGAGTTCCCGGAGAATGAGGACGATGTCTTTATTCCGATGGCACTCGCAACAAAGGCCGTCAATACTGAACCTCTGGAGCATTGTGCTCCAGCCCGGATCTCCATCGGGTGTGACGTAGCCCGCTTTGGCAACGATGATACGGCCATTGCACAGAACATTGATGGAGATATCCAAAAGCTGGTCACGCGCCATGGTCAAGACCTATACGCTACGGCAGACGATATCATTGCGATATATAAAACCATGCGTGCAGCGTATCCGCAGTACCGCGGTCTGATTTACGCGGTCATTGATGACACCGGCGTTGGCGGAGGCGTGACCGACATACTCAACCGAGAAAAGATTCGGCAGAAGCTAACCAAGCTGATGGTCGTGCCGGTAAACTTCTCCAGCGCTGTGCCGGACAAGGAAGCCGCCGGGCGCTATGCAGATATCGCAACGTGGATGTGGGCGGTCCTACGGGATATGGCCACGGCGGGCACCCTGCACATCCCGAACGATTCAACCCTGATAGGGCAGCTTACCACCCGCAAATATATCTTTAGCGGTGCTCCTGCAAAGTTGAAGCTTGAAAGCAAGGATGCCTTGAAGAAGCGTGGCCTGACCAGCCCTGACCGCGCTGATGCGGTAGCCCTTGCGCTGTATGAGGGCGGCATCTTTGATGTACGCAGTCTGATATGATAGCCGGAAAGGAGAAAAAGGTGAAAAGAGTTATCCCCGGAAAAATCAAAACGCAGCTTCGCCTCGACGGCTATTACAACGTTCTGAACAAGTATGGTACCCAGCACGACAGCACCGAGTATTACCAGTGGGCAACCGGTGCAGCTGTGACGGATGCGGAATTGGCTGACCTTTATGCAGGAAACGGACTATTCTCAACCATCATTGATGCCCCGGCAGACGATGCCACCAAGAACGGTATCGACCTTGGCATCAAGGATAAGGATTTGCAGAAGCGTCTTGACGACCATCTGCAGACTATCCACTACCAAAGCAGGCTCGCGAAAGCGTTAAAATGGGCACGACTGTTTGGCGGCTCTGCTGTTGTTATGCTGGTGGATGATGGTAGACTTCTTCAGGATCCGCTGAACTGGCGGGATGTTCATGGCGTGGAAGAACTGCTGATTTACGGACGGAATGAGGTGTTTCCGCTGTGGATCAACGGCTATGAGAACAACCCTGACGATGAAAACTACCGCAAAGGCGGTACGGGCATCCCGGAGTTTTACCAGGTGAACAGTGTGTATGGCAGCTATGTAGTGCATTCTTCCCGCTGCCTGATATTCCATAACGGAGAGATTCCCGAAGGCTCCACGATGGCCAATCTCTATCGAACATGGGGCATCCCGGAGTATATGCGCATCCGTGAAGAACTGCGGAATGCCAGCATCGGCCCGGGCTACTCTATTCGCCTGCTGGAACGGCTGTCGATGGTGACATACAAAATGAAGAACCTTGCCAATGTTCTGTCCACGGCAGACGGTGACGATACGGTGCTTCAGCGTATGGAAATGCTTGACCTTGCCCGCAATCTGCTGAATATGGTCTTTATTGATGCAGATGGCGAAGATGTAGGCATTCAATCCCTGTCTGTGGCCGGCGTTAAGGACATCTTGGACAATGCCTGCGCAATGCTGTCCGCTGTGAGCCATATCCCGCAAACAAGGCTCTTTGGCCGCTCTCCAGCGGGCGAGAATGCTACCGGTGAAGGGGATATGGAGAACTATAAGGAGGCTGTGTCCGGCATCCAGTCTGGCGACCTCCGGGACAATACTCGCACGCTGGTCGAACTGATTCTGCGCGGAATGGTGTGGAACGGCGAAATCAAAGAGGTGCCGGAGTACACCATCACATACAAGAGCGCATGGAGCCTGTCTGATGATGAAAAGGCTACGCAGGACCAGGCGAATGCCGCGGCCCAACTTACCAGAGCACAGACTGTGTCTACCTACGTTACAGCTGGCATTTTGGAAATTCCCGAGGTTCGTCAGTCCTTGGCGCAGGATGAACAGTTTGACCCTGAAAACATCATCACAGAAGCAGATGTCAATCAGGACTGGGGCTTGGGTGGGGCTGACGTTCCCCAGCCGACCAATCCGCAGAACCCGCCTGCGGCAGGCAACCTGGTTACGGATGAAGGAGAATGCGGTTATGTTGCCGGCTTTGTCTTGAACGATGGGAAAATCCTCTGCGGACAACGTTCTGATGGGCAAGGCTGGTGCGGCCCTGGCGGTCACATCGAACCCGGAGAAACACCGAGCGTGGCGTTCCGCCGGGAAGCAAAGGAAGAGTTCAATATTGACGTGGGGGATATTACTTATCTCGGCAACTGCAAGGGCAAGCCGGATGAGGTACTTCCCGTTCAGATCTACCGCGTCAATAGCTTCGATGGTGTGCCCCGATGCGACCAAAAGGAGATGTTCACGGCTACATGGATGCTCCCTGAACAGATTTTGAAGCAGGATGTGCCCGGCGGGCTTGTGTTTGAACCGTTTCTCAGAAGCGTGAAAGAATACCTTGACCGGCTGGGCATTACACTGGATGATTTTGACGAGAGCAAGCACAACCGCGATGAGGATGGAAGGTTCTCCAGTTCTGGCGGCTCTACATCATCAAAAGATGTATCGAGCGAGGAAAATTCATCAAAAGACTTGAATGATTCTCAAAGTCATGCTAAAATAAATTCCAACGCAGTTTCGGCAAAAGGCGCGAACACTTTCAAGGTGAAAGGTTTCCCCAACAAGCAGAAGCTGAACAACCACTGGCAGAATGGAAGAACTCACGCCGCTGAGTACGCTCCCGATGGCATTACGACAAAGGAGCAGTACGAAAAGCGGGCGGTTCAACTTTTGGAAAGCCCGTGCGGAAACGGCATAAAAGGCTACAAGACAAAAGATGGCCTTGTGTGCCGGTATGACGCGAAGAAAAATGACTTTGCAAAAGGTTCCCCAGAGAAGGGCGTAAGAACGATGTTCAAGCCTGACGATGGGGACGATTACTATAAACGTCAGCTTGAACTGGAAGGAATCGAAGATGACTGAGAAAATCCTCTGCCCGGTATGTGGGCAGCATAGCTTTGATGAAGACAACGATTTTGAGGAATGCCCTGTGTGCGGCTGGGTAAATGATGGCGTGCAGAGAGCGGATCCTGATTATCGCGGCGGTTATAACCGCATCAGCCTGAACGAAGCTAAAAAGAAGTTTGCCGAAGGCAAAAAGGTGTTTGACTAAAATATTGGCGTTGAGAGCCTTTGCAGGTGACGTGAAAGCGTCCCTCGCAAAGGCTCTTTTTGTTTGCAGTCATAGCTCAGTTGGTAGAGCGCCTGCCCTCCAAGCAGGATGCCGCGGGTTCAAGCCCCGTTGACTGCTCCATATCGAGGGTTGGCCAAGTTGGATAAGGCATGGGCCTTTGACTCCCAGACCGCCGGTTCGAGCCCGGTACCCTCGACTTTTATGCTGGTGTAGCTCAATAGGATAGAGCAGGCGACTTGTAAACGTCAGGCTGTGGGTTCAATCCCCACCCCCAGCACCACCCGCCGTACACCGTAATCGGCACCTCGATGGCATGAGGGAGCACTGACCCTGCTCCTAACAGACCGCTGCGAAGTGTTCTGGCCTGTTCCATGACAGAGCCAGCGCGGAGCCATAAACCGCGTTCCTTCCGCTTCGCGCTTGGACGGATGCGCGCTGTAAGCAAAAGGTCAAAATTCAAGTGCTGCATGCCATAAGAACAAAGACCCTGCATCAAGGTAGAGATGCAGGGTCTTTTTGATGCCTGCAAAGGGAAGATGGTTCCCAGAAAGATAAAGAGGTGGATATGCCTGTGAAGAATAATGGGCCCGGCATGACCGGGCGCTCTTCAATGACGAAAAAATCAAAGATCGAGCCGGAGTATCCGCAGTGGGCAGAAAGCAAGATGCGCGCAATCGAAAATCGGCGGTTGAAAGAACTGCAGAAGATTGTGCGAGAATCCATGCCTGAAATTCTGGCTATCGTTGCGGAAGAACAGAAAACCGGCTCCGACAGCATCAGACATGATGGATACAGCGACATGGTTCGCCGCATCCAGAACAGGTTCCGCATTATGCGTGACCGGCTCAGTCGGCGGCTGAAAACCGATCCGTTGGAACGAGATGTTCGCCGGTGCGCTGACTACACCGACCGGCGGCAACTCAAAGAATGGCAGCGCAGCGTGCGCGCCACGCTGGGAGTGGATATCCATGATGATTTCTTTCTCGGCGAAAGATACGACCTGATGCTTAAAAGATGGGTTGAGCAAAATGTCAGCTTCATTACCAGCATTGAAAGCGACTGCTTCGATGATATGGAGAACGTCATTATTGAGGGTTTCGCAAAAGGCCGCACCCCGGCGGCGATTTCCAATGAAATTCAACGCCGGTTTGATGTGACCAAGTCAAAAGCGAATCTTCTTGCGCGTGACCAGGTGGGCACCCTGAGCGCGAATCTGACCCGCACAAGGCAGGAATCCGCTGGGGTGGAGGAATATATCTGGAGCTCGTCAGGTGATGAACGTGTGCGCGAATGCCATCGTGAACTTGACGGTCAGAAATTCCGTTATGATGACCCGCCGGCCATGTGGTACATGACAAAGCACGGCAAAGTGTATAGCGGGCGGCATTGCAATCCCGGAGAGGACTACCAGTGCCGCTGTGTTGCAAAACCTGTCTTTAACTTCGATAGGCTGAATTCTGCAGCCTTTAAGGAGAAGAAACAATGAAACAGAATACCCCGCCGCTAGTCCTTCGGAGCGAAATGCGGACAGACAGTGTGCCTGTCGATGAGCATTACAGCACTGAGGGATATTTTTATGATAACCCCATCCTGACCCGCACGGGCATCTTCAAGTACACGCTGGAAGATGGCTCGGAGCGTCGAGAATTGCGCAGGCCGGAAGATGTTTTTGACCCGGAGAGCCTTGCAAGCTATGAGGGAAAACCCATCATCATAACCCACGATGCGCGGGTGATCGACAAGGACAATGCCCGCCGGGAGAGAGTGGGAACAATCCTGACCCCTGGACAGCAGGACGGAGAAAACGTCCGTGCAAAAATCGTCATTGATGACCCGGACGCGGTAAAGGCATCCGGCCTGAGGGAACTGTCTGTTGGGTACTATCAGGATCTTATCATGGAACACGGAGAATGGAACGGAGAGCCGTATGATGCAATCCAGACCCATATCCGAGTCAATCATCTGGCGCTGGTTGCTGTCGCTCGCGCCGGTGATGATGCCCGTCTGAATATGGACAGTCAAGATAACAATGGAGGTATGACCCCTATGGATGAGAACGAGAAGATGAACAACCCCACTCAGGACGATGATACCACCGTGGACACTACGAAGCCTACCACCGATGATGGTGAGGATGCGGGTGGCCCCCCTGCGGCTCCCGGCCTTGACCCCGTTGGCGTTCAGGCAGCAATCAAGGCGTACCTGGCGGCAACAGCTGGCGGCGCTACTGCTGACGATGAAAATGACCTGGCGGCAGGCGGTGAGCCTGCAAAGCCCACCGAGGATGATGGTGAGGATGATTCCACTAAGCCCGATGCGCTGGCAGAGATTACCGCCCGCCGTGATGCCATGGAGGACGGTCAGGCCAAAGCGGACATTAACACCCTGCTGTCCATGCTGGATGCCGCAAATGCCCGCGCTGATGCCGCAGAGGACGATACCAAGCCCACTGAGGACGAGGATGATAACCCGGATGATTCCAACAGCCAGCTGAACCATGACAGCGCCAGCGCTATTGCGGCGCAGGTCAGCCAGCGTGTGGAACTGTGTCGGCTGGGCGATAAGCTGCATCTGGATGGCATGGAATCCATGCCGGTAATGCAGGCAAAGAAAAAGGTCGTTCATGCCGTTATCCCGGGTATGCGCTTGGACGGCAAGAGCAGCGCCTACATCAACGCGGCTTTTGATATCGCAAAGGGCAAAATCAATGGTCGCAAGACTGTGGCAGACCAGCGTCGTCAGGTGTTCAATGCTGATTCCGCAAATGCGGCAGTCCGCAATGTGGGTAAGAAGAACGACCCTGATGCGGCCCGTGATCGTATGATCCAGCGTCATGCTGGCGAGAAGGAGGACTAAGCTATGAGCAATATGGCAGTACAGATGAACTACGGCGAGCCTAGCCGCGGTATGCCCGGCCTGCTTTATGACCGTGCGAATTACGATGCAGTCACCCGCCGGAACAGCGCAGAGGATGGCAAGCTGTTCTTTGGCTGCGGCGTTGTGCAGGGTGCGGAGCCCGGCAAGGACATCACCCTTCCTGCAACCGGCGCGACCGCCGAGAAGTTCGAGGGCGTTGTGATGTACAGCGCCAATACGGAGATGGACGATGATGGTGCTGTGCTCCTGCGCAAAGGCCAGATTCTGGATGTCTGCCAGACCGGCAAGATGTGGGTGCAGCTGGCCGATCAGGCGGAACCTGCTTACGGTCAGCCGGTTTATCTTGTGATTGCCGGCGACGATGCAGGCAAGTTCACCCCGACCAAGGGCACCAATCTGGCGGTCAAGGCCCGCTTCATCGGTGCGGCCCAGAACGGCATTGCACCCGCCCAGTTCGCAGAGCAGATCTAAGGAGGTTCAATATGGCTAAGTACAATCCTTTCGACCCCGCCAACGGTTACAGCGAGGAAGACCGCCTTGCCCTGAACGGCAAGTGTGCCTCCCTGATTAACCAGGCGTATAAGAACCCGTTCCCCGGCACGAAGATTCGTCTGGATGGAGCCGACAATGCAGGCATCTTCTTCGCCAAGCAGCTGGCGCATGTCAAGACCAAGGCGTACGATAAGGACTTCCCGGAGCTGTCCGGCCTGAAGATCTTCCCTCAGACCAGCGAAACCGATGAGGGAGCTGCGTATATCGAATACTACAGCTATGAGCCGGTTGGCTTTGCTGATGTTATCGCCAACTACGCCAGCGACCTGCCCCGTGTCGATGTGAAGGGCACTCCCCATCGTGCGGAAATTGTCAACATCGGCGACAGCTACGGCTACAACGTGCAGGAACTGCGTGCCTGCCGCCGCAATGCGGTGCTGGGTATTATGAAGTCTCTGGACTCTGCGCGTGCTGAAGCGGCCCGCCGGGTGTACGATGTCAAGGTGAATCACCTGATTTGGCACGGCGACGAGAAGACGGGCATCATCGGCGTTCTATCCTCCGGCAATAACATCCCCATCTATACACTGCAGAACGGCGCAGCCGGTAAGGCCGACTGGGCATCCAAGACCGCAGACGAGATTGCGGCCGACATTGCCGGCATCCTGAACTACATCGACACCCTGACCCAGAATGTGGAGCACCCGGACAGCTGGGTCATGCCCAACGACCTGTACACCAGCCTGAACCTGCGCCGCATCGATGGCACCGGCGAATCCGTTCTGTCCTACATCAAGGATCACACTCCCCAGATTAAGAACTGGGAAGTTGCTGGCGAACTGTCCAAGGGCAACAAGGACTACAACAGCACTGGCAAGAACATCGGCCTGCTGTACACCAAAGACCCGGACAAGATGTCCCACGAGGTTCCCATGGCTTTCCTTCAGCACGCGCCGCAGGATCGCAATCTGGAAATCGTTATCAACTGTGAGGGCCGCGATGCAGGCATGATGATTCCTTATCCTCTGTCTGCCTGCCTGGTCTACGGCCTGTAAGAAAGGAGCAACACCATGAAGATCAAAAACATTTCTGTGAAGCCCATCTGTATCGGCGATGCATCCCTGCTGCCGGGCGATACTGCAGAAGTCGGTGACACCTTTGCTGACGCTGTTGGCTTTTACATCAGCATGGGACTGATGCAGGAAGTGCAGGAGAAGAAGACACGCGGCAAGGCCAAGGCTGGGCAGGAGCCCGATTCCGATGCTCCGGCAGAGGCTGAATCCTGATGGATGCACCTGATATCGCCGCCATTACCAAAATTGTAAAGATGGTGGGCACCGAGTTTAAAGCCATGCCGGATGAAGATATTTCGTTCTGGATTGGCCTGCAAGCACCGGTTATTTCGCAGAAAAAATTCGGAGCGGACTATAACCTGGCCGTGGCGCTTCTGGTGTGTCATGCTATGAAAATGGCAGGCAATGGCGACAGTTCTCTTGGAACCATTGCAAACACCGGGCGACTTGCCAGCGTATCTGAAGGTGGCGTAAGCATTTCCTTTGCTACCAGCACCGCCGGGACTACCGGGGATGCTGAGTACCAGCTTACTTCCTACGGCTTGCAATTTATTTCGATTCGGAACCGGCACATCGTGCCTATCATGATTCGATAAGGAGACCGTCCCATGGCGGTAGTTGGAGACATCGGACTTGACCTGACACCAGAGGGCAGAGCGGCGATGGAGCGCCTGAACGAACTGGCCGATGTGACTATAGAGGTAGGGTATCAGGCAGACCAAGAGGCGGCTGACGATGAAACATCACTGGCCGAGGTTGCCTACTGGAACCACTACGGAACCCTCCACAAAGACGGTTCTGTGATGATTCCGGCCCGTCCTTTTATGGACACCATCAAAAAGCACTCGGATGAACTGTCAGAGTTTTCGCAGCAGGCCCTGTCCTCATTGGAAACAGCTGATGCAGTTGCCAATGCGATAGGTTCGCAGGCAAAGTCCATGATTCAGGATGCAATCAAGGATGAGGAATGGGCACCCAATGCGCCCATTACCATCGAGGGCGGCTGGATGATGAATGAATATGGCAAGAAAGGCCCGGTGCCTGTGCATATTGAGGGCAAAAGTTCCACGAAGCCCCTGATTGATACGGGCACTTTGCGTCAGAACTGCCAGTACGTTATCACGAAAGGAAAGAAATGAACATCTTTAAGCAGATGTACACTGTGCGCCGCTATAAGGGCACCAGCTGGGACAGCGGCACGGCCGAAACAACTTACTCGGATATGCAGCTTCCGCTCGATGTACAGGCCAAAACGCGCCGCAATCAGGACGATGCTTCCGGTCGTTCCACGAACGGCGTTCTGACCGTGTATAGTGATGTCCAGCTTTTTCCTACGGAACCGGATAAGCAAATGACCGGCGACCGCTTGTTTTACATGGGACAGTGGTACGCCTGTAAATCGTCCATCTACTGGGGAAACACCATCCTGAAGCACTGGATATCGGAGTTTGAAGCCGTTGAGGGCGAGAAAGGGGAGAATGCCAATGACACCAGCTGAGTGCCGCGAGGCGGTTCGGCTCATGTTTGTGGAACTGTACCCCCATTGCACAGTGATTTACAGCTACCCCAATTCTGTGCGCCCGCCGCTCCCGTATGTCGTTCTGGATTTTGAACGCATCGACCAGGTTGGTTCATTTGAATGCATCGAGGATGGGATTCTTTGGCAGGAAAAATGCAAACGCATTCCGTTTTCTGCTGAACTGGTCACCGAGAGCAAGACAGAGCACGCCGCCGGGGTGAAAAAGGTTGGTTTGTCAACGGCTGTAGATGACCTTGAACAGGCTGCTCAGTTCTTTGATAGCCAATACGCGGGTGACAAAATGCGTGCCATGAACATCACGGTATGTGCAGACGGATCACCTGAAGCAATCCACAACAGCGCGCCCGGCGTAGAGAGGGCGCGCTGTTCCTTTTATGTGGACTTTGTGCAGAGTACGAAGGAGTACGCTGCTTTGGCTCCGGCTGACGGAGAATATTCGGAAGACCATGCCAGCGCGGCATCCAAAACGGTCGCGGACATGAAAGCCGGATGGTTTGATGAGGTTGAAGTCGAGAAGAAATTTGAAGATGAGTAAAGGAGTGAAAGCAACGTGAATATCGACAAAATCGTTGAGGTCAATATCCAGATTTCTGAGGCGATGTCCATCGATGGCGGCTACGATACCATTCTTATCATGGGCCCGCTGCCGAAAACGCCCGGTGGTCGTGTTACGCCTGATGTGGCGGGCTATGCCAGTCTGCAGGACCTCAAAGGGGCCGGCTTTACGTCTGATGATCCTGTGTACATCGCGGCCAGCAAGGTGTTTGGCCAGTCGCCGAAGCCGCCTGCAGTCATGATTGCGGTGCAGAAGTTGTCCAGCGGTTCCACCGAAAAGGTGGATGTGACCCTTGACCGGGCCATTGGTATGCCGGGCTGGTACTGCATCTGCCCGGCGGGCATCAAGGAGGACTTTTACCAGAGCATCGCGGACTGGACAGAAGCAAATGAAAAACTCTGCGTCTGCGAAACTACTGGTATTTCGTCCTCTCCGGTATCGGATGCTATGCTGCGCACCGCAGTGATTCATGCGACCGCAGAGAATGACTGTGTGAACTGCGCCTACGCTGCCCGGTTCCTTTCCTATGACCCGGGCAGTGAGCAGTGGTGCTTCAAGTCGCTTTCCATGGTGTCTGCGCAGGGTCTGTCAACTACGGATATTGCAAGCCTGGAAGCACGCAATATTTCGTACTATACGACCGTTGGCAGCAAGGCCATGGTGCAGGGCGGCAAGGTGAGCGGCGGCGAATGGATTGACACCATCCGCTTCCGTGACTGGCTGAAGACCGAGATTCAGTCCAAGGTGCTGAACCTGCTCCTAGGACTGCCCAAGGTGCCCTACACCGACCAGGGCATCGCGCTGGTACAGAATGCTGTTATTGATGCCCTGGAAGAGGGCGTGCGTGCTGGTGGCATTGTGCAGGATGCTTCCTCTGATGATGGAGAAGCATCCCGCGCCTATACCGTCACGGTGCCGCGTGCAGCCGACCTGGATGCCGCAACCCGCAAGAGCCGCCGCCTTACCGGTGTGACGTGGACTGCGCAGCTGGCGGGCGCACTGATCGCCGCAAAAATTGGCGGCACACTGAATTACTGAGAAAGGAGCACCGCTAAATGCGTGGAGATGTAACTGTCTATTCCCCGAAAAACGTTTTATGCACTATGGGCATTCATATCGCATCGGGCTTTACGGAAGATGGTTTTATCACCATCACTCCGCAGGGCGATGGTGTGACAGATGAAGCCGGCGCAGATGGCGAAGTGGTCATTTCGATTCCGGATGATCCTCGCTACGAAATCAAGCTGGTCCTGCAGTACGGTTCCAAAACAAACAACTGGCTGCTGAAGCAGTACAACAATAACAAACAGACCCCGGGCAACGGCCTTTTCAATATGCAGGTCAAGGATCTGGGCTCTAACCCGGACTTCACAGCGTCCAAGGCATGGGTTTCCAAGCCTGCCCCGTGCGCTTACGGTAAGACCGGCCAGAGTCAGGAGTGGACACTGCGGGCTGTTGGCAAGATGGAACCGAAGAACTGAAAGGAGAAAACCTGATATGAAAATGAAACGCATGGAGATGCGCGACATCACGGTTGGCGAATACCAGTTCAAGGTTCGTCCATTCGGTGCCAAGGATGCCACCTACATTTTTGGCGATGTTGCATCTATCATCCTGCCGATTCTGGGCACCGTGTCGGTTGCTAGCGACGATAAGGATGCTGTCAACATGGAAATGTTTGACGGGATGGACATGGACAAAGACTCGCTGGTCAAGGCGCTTGCCCGCATCAATGGCAACGCATTGAGCAAACTGGTGAGTGAGCTCCTGCTGGATCACAGCAACATCCGCATTTTGGATCCTGAGAAAAACACTTATGAGGTCATGGGCGAGGATGATTTTGATGAAATTTTCTGCCAGTACCTCGCCGGAATGCTCAATCTTTGTGCTGAGGTCATTCGCTTAAACTTCAGCGGTTTTTTCAAAGATGCGAGCACCCTCTTTGGAGGCCTTATCAAAGTGCGCCGGGCGGGCAGCTCGAACAGTACGGAGAGTTCGACAACGACAGAGTAACGAACCTTGAATGGATTATGTATACCCTGATTCGTGAGCGGGTGGCTTCGATGTACGAACTGACCTATGTTTATAATCTGGATGAAATGCTAAAACTCTACGACCTGATTATGATGCAGCGGGACATTGAGTACGCCAAAAGCCAAGAGGACAGAAGGGGGGATACATAAGTGGCGGCGAAGGAAACTGTAATCGGAAAGTTCGTCAATCAAATTCTGTTCAAGGTCGATAAAAGCTCTGTTGATGACGCAAAAAGCGCTATCAGCGAAGTAAAAGGCTTTGCAGCTAAAGCACTTGGCGCAATCGGCATCGGCTTTTCCTTTACTAAGCTTGCTAGTCTTGCAGAGGAATTTGGCAGTATCAACGATACCATCCGCGGGGCAACCCGCGAGATGGGAGACCAAGCGGATATCCAGCAGAAGATTCTGAAAGGGGCTCAGGATTGCCGTGAAGAATACGGGGTCATGGCCGGAGATGTGACAAAGCTGGTGCAGCTGAACAGTAAGCTGTTCCCAGTTGATGATGCTGTGAAGTTTGTTTCGCTTGTCGAAAAGCTGGAAAAAGGCTCCGGCAGAGAAGCAAATCTTGACAACACCATGAGTGTACTGCAAAAGGCTATATCTTCGGGCAAGCTGGACAAATCTGGCTTTTCCAACTTAAAAACGGCTGCCCCAGAGGTGGTGAAAGCCATTTCGTCTGCAATGGGAGTGTCCGAAAAGCAACTCCAAAATCTGGCAGAGAGCGGAAAACTTTCCGCAAAGCAACTGAAAGAAGCGTTCTTTGCGGCGGAAAGCGACATTCAAAAGAACTTTGATGAACTCGGTTTCGGCATCGGGGACGCTCTTACTTATGTCAGAAATCAGTGGGGGCTTTGGCTTGCAGGCGCAGATGACATGCTTGGCATTACAACCAGTATTGGCAAAACAATAAAAACCATAAGCGATTTCCTGATAGGAAAAGCACAACGGCTGACTTCGTGGCTGAAAAATATTGCCGAGAAACTTGGCGGCGTGGAACAGCTGCTGAAGCTGATCGTGATGGTCGCAACGGCTCTATTCCTTGCCACCAATGGAAGCAAGATTCTGTCTTTTTTGGCAGGCGCGGTGAAACTCCTGCAAGGATTTAATCTGCAAACTGCCCTTGCGGCCGCAAAATGGCTTTTGCTGTTCCTTGTGCTGGAAGATGTTTTCACCTTCCTGCAAGGCGGCGACAGCGTCTTTGGCCGGCTCCTGAGCGAAGCTGGTGTTGACGTTGATGCATTGCGAGAGAAAATCAGCGCATTCTTTGAGGGAGCAAAGCAATTTGGCCGAGATGCTCTTGATTCACTGGGTCAGTTCTGGGAGGAGCACAAAGGCACGATTCTAGTTGTCTTGCAAGCCCTGTGGCAAGGACTGGTTGACCTGACCGCAGACATCATCACGCTGGGCGGGCACCTGTTTGATCTTCTGGCTGGCTTGATTACAGGCTTTCAGACCGGTGATTGGACGCAATTCCTGACCGGCTGCAAGGAACTGTGGCAGGATTTTCTTGACATCCTGAATGGCCTGGGACGGGCTGCTTTTGGCGAAACCTGGGAACCGCTGAAAGAAAGCGCACAGGCAATCTGGGATTGGCTGAAGGGATTCTTTGACTGGTTCGGCGATAAAATCACCTGGGCCAAGAACCTGTGGAACGGCGTGAAGAATTTCTTTACCGGCGGAAACGACGATGGCTCCGATGATTCTGATGGAGGGGACGGTTCTGACAAGAACCCGTCTGGCTTTAGCGGTATGGGAGGCGGGAAGCCCTCTGGCGGCAGCGGCCGCACAAGCAGTGGAAATTCGCCGACAGGGGTGCAGACTTCTTCTGGGAGTACTGCTGCAAGCAGAAACGCCGCCAGCGCGTTTATTTCGGGAGGAAGGCCGGTGTCTACAACAACGGCATCACAGCGGCCGATTGCTCAAACCACGAACACCAAAAACATCACTGTAAAACAGGAAAACCGACAAAGCTACACGTTCCAAGTGTCTGATCGCAATGCCGCATCCAAACTGCAGTCTACCGTGAGTTCGCAGTCCTCGCAATCTACGAAAGATTTGGCGCATGCGCTTAATTACGGGAGGTGATGCCTGATGGAAGCGACACAGCCCGCTCGACTTGGAGATTTTGAGTTTGACGCTATCATCAAACGCCCGGAAACATTGTCCAGCAAGATCCCGGGCTATGCAACGGAAGAAGGATATAGCGCCAGTGACCACATCTGTCTGGAAGCGGTGACGCTTGATGTCACAGCTGTGATTTCTAACGCGCCGATTACATGGGCGGACCGGCACCCGGCATCATCGAGCCGGGTGCAAAGCGCAGTAGAAGAACTGCGTCAGCTGTGGGAAAAAAGAATGCCAATGACCTTTACGGCCGGAGGCGATAGCTATGAGAACGTCTGCATCGAAAGTGTGACGTTCCCCAAAGAGGAAAGCAACAGCGAGCGTATTGAACTGAAGTTGAAGCAGGTGTCTATCAATTCGACAGAAACTGCCAATATCAGCATAAAGTATGCTCGAGGGGGAACGTCTAAAAAGAATACTGGCGCGAGCCAGAAGAGCACCTCCACAGCAAAATCTTCCGATAGCGGAAAATCTTCTTCCCGCAGCAGCATTCTTTGTTCTGGGGCAAAAGCCATTGGATTGTTTAAGTGAGGTATAGATGATGGATTTGGAATACTATGAGATCTCTGTACCAGACCGAAACGATTCCATTATGCGCGTGAACCTTGACGAAGTATATTACAATCTTCGGCTAACATGGAACGCATACGGCGGTTTTTGGATGCTTAGCATCTACGATGCAGAAATGAATATTATCCTCGGCATGGCGAGGCTCGTGCCGGGGACAATTTGGAATTTCTACTATCAAACCCAAGGAGGCCCGCCGGGCGTCCTTGGCGTTGAAACGGAGCAGGAAACAATTGGCCGCAACGATTTTGTAGACGGAAAGGCGAAACTGCTATACCTTCCTGCAAGACAGCTTGGAGTGTGACAGATGGATATCTGGAATAGACAGTACCGAGTAAGAATTGGGAAAAATAATTCTGTCGGTCGTGAAATCGGAAAACCCAACGAAAAAACGAAGAGGGCTATCCGATGTTCCTTTTCCTGTGAAATTGGTGATAGTTCAAGTTCTAATACGGGGAAAATCACACTTTGGAATCTGGCAGATGAAACCTTGCGCCTTTTGGAGCAGGAAGATTGCCTGATTGAGCTGCGCGCTGGATATGGTGATGACCTGCCCGTTATTATGGGCGGTTCTTTGACGTGCTTTGAAACGGAAACAAACGGAGCGGACCGGCAGACCACAATTGAGTTTGTGGACAGCTTTACATCCGCACGAGATACAACGGTGAGCCTGAGTTATTCGGGCGTTGTGAACGGAGAAAAAATCGTCAGGGATGTTGCCCAGGAAATGGGATGTGAAGTCAAACTTTCCCCCAAGGCCAAAATGATCGACTTTAAGAATTTTGCTTTTGTTGGCACAGGAAAGACGCTTATCGGGCGGCTGTGCGACAGAAGCAAACTTCGCTGGAGTGTTCAGAATGGTATTATTCAGATATGCGCACTGGATGAACCGCTAACGATGGCGGCTTATGTCCTTTCGGCCGATTCCGGCATGATCGGTTCACCGAAGCCTTTCTTTGAATCCGCATCGACCAGCAGCAAATCTTCAACGAGTAAGAACGCGAGTTCCAATACGACCAAAAGAAAGGCCAAGAAAGGCATTGAGGTTACGTATTGCCTGAATGGCCATATTCAGATTGACGATTATGTGAAAGTAGAATCCCGAGAGGATAAGGGAAACTACCGGGCGTCAAAAATCAGGTTCATTGGCGATACGGAGGGCGACGATTGGCAATGCGTTGGGCAATTTGTGGAGGTGAAATAGCGTGGATCAGGACTTCCGCGATGCAGTCGTGAGCATCATCGACCAGTACATGAGGGATAATATCCACACCTCGGCACCTGCTAAGGTTGGTAACGTGTCCGAAAATTTCACTGCTGAACTAACGCCGGATTTGAAAGTAACGACCGATGATGATAGGGAAGTACCCTACCCTAAAATTTCGGGCACGGCTATCCTGATGCCTACCGGAGCAGGCGGCACAATCGGGTTTGCCTTTCCTGTGCATTCCGGGGATGGATGTGTGGCTATTTTTGGAGAGGGCGGCTCTGGAACGGATTTGAAGTGGGACTTATCCAACGCAACCTTGCTGCCGGGCTTGCCTGCATCGTCTAGCGAGCAGGTTAAGCGTGCCGGAAGTGAGGACGCAGCAGTTGTTTTTGCGCCGACCGCGACCATCACGGTCAAGAAAGACTGCATCGAACTGAAAAAGCAAGACACAACCATAACCTTGAAAGACAGTTCCGTCTTTGTTCAAAGAGGCGGTTCTAACATCGAGGTGACGGATGGCAGTACCAAAATTACCACTCCGTTGCTTGATGTTACCGGCAATACGGAAATCAAAGGCAACATTCAGGTGCAAGGAAACGTGAACATTTCTGGCACGCTGGTACTTGGTGGCATCGTAATGAATACGCATACCCATGCTGGCGTACACGGAAAGACAGGAGGTCCGCAGTAATGGCATTGAAAGACCTTGCGCTTGCTGCTGATGGTGATTTATACATCAACGAAACCGGCGATTTTGAAATCATCGATGCCGTTCGGCAGGGTGTGCAAATTCGTCTGCGCTGGATCAAAGGAGAATGGGTGTTCAATACCGCTATGGGCACGCCTTACTTTGAAACAATCCTTGTGAAGGTTCCGAATCGAGCCTTGATCGAGAAGGCCCTGCGAGACCAAATCCTTGCCGTTGATGGCGTAACAGGGGTGGGCACCATCAACCTTATAAAGGATGCAAAAACCAGAACGCTCCGAGCGTCTTTTACCGCGACCACCACCGAAGGAGAAATAGAAAGCGAGGTGGAACTGTCCCATGTCGGACTACGGAGTGACGGATAAGGGCTTTCAAATGCGCCGACTGGATGAAATTTACACCGACATCTGCAAAAGGTTCAAGGATGAAGTCGGGGTTGACCCATCGGAAAATCCGCAAAGCGTGATGAATGTCCTCTTTACGATTTTTGCCGATGCCCCTGCGGAGCTCTGGGAAGCCTTTGCTGCTGCATACCAGCAGCTTTTCCCGAACACTGCACGAGGGGTAGCCTTGGACAACGTAATGCAGGTTGGCGGCGTAAGCCGTATCGGCCAAGCAAAGACCAAGTATTCCATCTCCTGCACAGGTCAGGAAGGAACGGTAATTCCTGTTGGCGCACTGATCCAGTCGAGCAACCGTCCGCAGAGAACATTCCAAGCGGCCAGTGCATCTACGATTTCCAGTTCTAACTGGCGGCGTCTCTCTATTCGGCCAATTGAGAGCATTTCAGGAGAGTTTACGTTCGATTTTGGCGTTTCCCGCAATGCGACCAGCGGAGAAGTTGGAACGTATGCAGAAAGTTCCGGCATCACCAAGAAAATGACGGTCACGTCATACAGTGATGCGTACTCCCAGATGCTTGCGGCCATGCAGGGCTTTGAAGCGCTTGCAAAATTCGGGATTTCGGTTTCGGACGAAGCTGATGAGCAGGGAGAACATTCTATCGTTCTTACGGCGGCAGGTGCATCCGATAGCTTTTCGGCATCGCTTTGCAAGTACATTACAGTGACCGAGGTAACAAGCAATATTATGTTTGAAAGCGCCGAATATGGAAGTTTTGTGCTTGCAGATGGCGTTATCACACAAATTGTCACTACGGTCGATGGCTGGACATCCTGCACAAACGAGATTCCGCCAATCAAAGGACGGCTCACGCAAACCGATGCCGAGGCCATATCCAGCTATACGAACCGCGTTGCGAGCCGCGGTACGGGCACCGTTGCAAGCATCGTGTCCCTTCTGTATAGCGATGTGGATGGCGTTACTTTTGCGGCCGGATACGAGAACTACAACGACACGGTGGATGCAGCAGGCAGACCACCGCACAGCATCGAAATTGTGGTGCAGGGCGGTAGCGATGAAGATGTGGCAAACATCATCTGGAAAAACAAGGCGGGCGGCATCCGAGCGTATGGGAGCCACTACGCCTATGCTACGGATGTCAATGGAAATCGTCAGTATCTGGAATTTACGCGGGTGAATGACGTTTACCTGCTTCTGTCGGTTTCCGTTACAAGTTCCGGCGGGCTGGATGATGATTATGCGACAAGAATAAAATCGCTCCTGATGGAAGAATCCCCATCCGCTGGAACTACGATTCGTCTGCAAAAATTCATCCGTCCCATCATGGAGGCCGTGTCCGGCGTTGATTATGTCGAAATCCGCGGCTTACTGAGCGAAAAACCGGACATTGATGGAACGGCAGATAGTTCGATGCTTACTGGCATCGTGCCCGTCAAAATCAATCAGCAGCCGGTTATCAGCATGAACGGAATCCGGGTGGTGAAAGCATGATTGACGCTTATAAGGAAATGTATGGCAAACTGCCGATGCAGTTTCAACTGGAGTCTTACGAAGAGAGCAAACTGGGGGACTATATTTGCGATACCGTAGATGATCTGAAGGATTTACCAGAAGATTGCGAAATGGGAAGCATTGCCAGAATTATAACCCCGCCTGCAATCTATCGAAAGAACTCAGCCGGGAAATGGATTTTGCAGTTTTCCAGCAAAGGGGTATCCTAATGGGCTACGAAGTTCTGAAAGAAACACCTCTCAGCGTTGAAAAAATGTCAAACCTTGATGGCATCATCTGGGCCGTTGCGCCGGAATATGAAAACGCCTCTCTGTTTCTGGGCGGTCTGGAAAATCTGAACAATTTTGATAGCTGCACAGGTGTTTGGCTTGACCGGCTTGGACAGCTGGTCTGCTTGACTCGCCAGCAGGCTGGAGCAATGATTGGAAGCCGAGAACTTGCGGATAATGACGATATTTATCGCGTCTGCCTGAAGTATAAGGCTTTTGTCAATTCCTGCCGCTGTACGCCGGATGAAATCATTGAAGCAACCAAAATCATCTTCGGAGCAACGCAGGTGGTTTATAGTGAACGCCGAGATGTTCCGGCGACAATCTTCCTTTCGATTTCGGCACCGTTTTCTGATATGGTCATGTCTATTTTGGGAACGCATGACCTTATTGTACGCCCGGCCGGAGTAAAAGTTCGCGTGGATTGCTCGACCGAGGACGCAGAAACCTTTGGATTTGTGGATCTCAATCCGCGAGTTGCAGGTTTCGGCGAGGGAATGTTTGCACAGTCCATCAATTAACTGGGGGTGATTTATTATGGCAGAAGGTCGTGCAGGAGCGCTTGAAGATTATGCAACTGCGGCGTTTTCTGTGTCTGGCGTGAAGCAAGACATTTCGTTGGAGGATTGGAAAGGCGGCTGGGCTTCTATTGTCGGCGGTTTGAACGGAAAGCCGACAAGCCAGCAGTTCAACATGGTTACATATATTTTGAGTGCCCTGCTGAATCAGGCCATTTCCGACCTGTCTACCGTTAAGGGAACGGCAAACAGCGCGTTGCCTAAGAGCGATTTTACGGCGAAACAGATTGCGGCCCTGCTGGCTGCATACGGGCTGATGGAAGGCTGTGATGCCGATACGGTTGATGGTAAACACGCGAATGCTTTTGCACCGTCTACGCATGAACATTCTGCAAGCCAGATTACAAGCGGGAACCTTCCGATTGAACGCGGTGGTACAGGTTCTGGCACCTCCGCTGATGCCTGCAAAAACCTTGGCGCAATGCGCAATGTGGGCGGCACGTTCACCGGAACGGTGTATTTTGCAAACGGCACGGTACATTATGTGACATCCGCAGGTGATGCACACTTTAAGTCTTTGTCGGTGTCAGGTGATATTTCCGCGCAGCGTGTCTACGATGCGGTCTACAACGACTATGCGGAGCTCATGCCGCGTGGCGAGCAGACCGAACCCGGTGATATTATCGCTCTGGATACTGGGAGCCAGATGGAACGGTATATCAAGGCCACGAACCTATCTAGCCGTATCGCAGGCATCCACACGGATGAGTACGCTATGCTCATTGGTGGAAATAAAGTGGTTGAAGGGCAGGATTTCCTTGAGGAAAACCTGCCCGATTTTATTCCGGTGTCCTTAGCAGGACGTGTTCACACGAAAGTGGTTGGACCTGTCCATACGGGCGATTACATCGTTCTGTCCAGCGCGCCCGGCGTTGGGCGCGCGGTCGGCTCGTGCGAATCGTACCCGGCGAACAAAATTGTGGGATACGCCTGTGAGGGTGATAACCGCACGGATCTGCGGCTTGTGAAGGTGAGAGTAGGTGGTGTGTGATGGCTCAAAGAAGCACAAAGGTTTACTCGGCCGACTACACAGAACTTAAAAAACAGCTGGACGCTGAACTTAATCGTCGCGGAAAAAGCGAAGGGACAGGACAGGGCCAGAGCGTTGGAAGCATGGCGGCTTATATCAGTTCTTTTTCTGTCGCCCCTGCGGCCGGTAGGCAAATTACCAATGAGCACATCCAGAAAATTACACAGCCTATCTCGGCGATTACCGGAAGCGCTATCACACCGGAAAACGGCTCCAAGGTTGCTGCAGATGTGCTCACCCGGGCGGCTGCACTGCTTAGCCAATTGAGCGCGATTTCTGAAACTGCAACATCCAGCGGCTGCGGCGGGGCTTGCTCGGGGCTCTGCACTACGGGTTGCTATTCAGCCTGTTCCAGCTGTACCGGCTCATGTACGGGAGGCTGTACCGGCTCGTGCACAAAAAGCTGTGCCAATGATTGCACCGGCTCATGCACCGGCTCTTGTGTGAGCACTTGCACAGGGACTTGCACGGGTTCCTGCACTAAGTCGTGCGCCAACGACTGTACCAGCACCTGTACAGGCACCTGTACTGGCAGCTGTACCGGCACCTGCACAGGAACCTGTACGAAGACGTGTGCCAATGACTGCGGGGGAAGTTGTGCTGGCGGTTGCACAGGTACATGCGTTGGAACGTGCGTAGGCACTTGTACTGGTAGTTGCACAGGAAGCTGTACAAAGACGTGTGCGGATAACTGCACTAACAATTGCAAGACATCCTGCAAGGGCGGATGCTCCGGTTCATGTGATGGTTGTTCAAGTTCCTGCGAGGGAAGCTGCAGCACCAATTGTGCTGATGATTGCACCGGGCAATGCACTTCAGGATGCAGTTCTTACTGTGCCAACAGCTGTCAAGATAGCTGTTCTGGATCTGGATGCATGTTCAATTGCGAGAGCGGATGCTCTGATAGCTGCAGAGGGGATTGCAACAGTCACTGTGGCTCACAGTGCACAAGTGGTTGCGATTCAAGCTGCGATGGATGTTCTGGATCGTGTTCCGGTGGCTGCACGAGCTGTTCAGGATTCTTATTTTAAAAAATACAGGAGGAAAAGATGGACGCTACTATTCATTATGCAAGTAACGGCGACTCAGATGCAGATGCATCGTATCTCAGAAATCTGCCGATCATTAAGCTCCTTCAAAAGGCCACCATCGATGTCGATGACTGGAGTGTGCTCTTGTCTGCCGCTCCTAACGGCGAAGATAAGCTTTTCTGGTGTCTTGGATATGCTGGCGCTCTTTGTGCTATCGACGCAACAGACTTCGATGACTGGTTTATCTACTGCCTTACAGTCGTGGACTCCGCTTTGCAAGCCTGCAAAATCGAGAGCGCTTCTGATGAGCGCCGAAACCTGCTGGCTCTTGGGCTGGCATCGAGAACTTTTAATTTTGCAGCAAATCCTGTCACCAAAGATCTGAAATGTAATGACGCATTACTCGGCGCTGGCGATTACCGTTGTTCTGAAGATGCTGATATCTTTGCCATGTGGTTTGTTCTTCGCATCTTGACTGAATATCTAAGGCTTGACTTCAACAGCAATCTGCGGGCTTTGACAAATGCCATGGTGTCCATGAACAAAATTCGGGAACGGTACAGCCAGATTGCAGACAGGCTTCCGAAAATTGATGCCTGCTGAAATCTGAAAAGGGGAAGAGTATGAAAATTGTAGAGTTGACTACCATCGAGAGCGAAACTGTAGAGCGTGCTTTTTATGAGGCACAGTCGTATGAGTCGCTCATGGCGGTTCTCAGCCGACAGCTGAATGCCAATGCGAACCCTGAAACGACCAAGATCCTTATGCATTATGCAGAGCTGTGCAGAGCTGCACAAATGAAGCTTAAAATGGCACAGGATACCGTCGTTTCGCGGTATATTGACCTGAACGATCCGCGATATGTCCGATACCAATTCGATTTCGGCAGGGAGGAGGTCCATCTCCTTGAAAAACAAGAGATTTGAGGACTACGGAAATACAGTCCAAAGACTGTACTGCCGAGACCTTCCTGAAACCAGCAGTGCATGCCGCAATATCACATTTCAGGTTACGAACGGCTGCAATCTTCGGTGTTCTTATTGCTATGAGCATCACAAGGGATCGGAGCATATGAGCGTCGAGACCGGCAGAAAAATTGTTGATTACTTGCTTGACCAGTACGAACGCAACGATTCGGACTTCATCAACTGGAATACACGGGCTGTCGTTCTCGACTTTATCGGCGGAGAACCGCTTCTTGAGGCCACTTTGATTGAACAGATCTGTGATTACTGGTTTTCCGAATGCTTCCGTCGCGACATTCCACTGGCTCCGTTCACAAGGATCTCTTTTGCTACGAATGGTCAACTCTGGTTTAGCTCTGAAGCGCAGCATTTGATTGAAAAGTATCACGACCTCATGTCAATCACGATTAGCATTGACGGCGTTCAGGATCTTCACGATATGTACCGCCTCGATGAACACGGTAACGGGAGCTTTGTAAAAGCATGGACCGCATTTCAAGATGGAAAGCGCCGCTTTGGATGGGCCAACAGCAAAATGACTTTTGTTCCCGGGTCATTCCCGTACATTTCCGATAGTCTCAAGATGATGTTAGATGAAGGATGCTCTGATGTCGCTTGTAACTACGCATATGAACCTGTGTATACGCCTGCAGATGGACGGTCTCTGTATGAGCAGCTGAAGATCGTGTCCGACTACATTGTAGACAACAAACTGGATGTTGTTGTCACGATTCTCGATAGTCTGCTCGGCGGAAAAGCTAAAGACGACAAGAATTTCTGCGGTGGCACAGGCGCTATGTTATCGTTTGCGCCGGATGGGAGCGCCTATCCATGTATTCGATATGCTCCTATCAGCATTGGTGTGGAAAAAGCCAAGAAAGTCCGCTTCGGAAGCGTCTACGATGGACTATATGTCACTGATGAGCAAAAACGTGTAAAAGCGGATCTTGACGCAATTACTCGTACAACACAGTCTCCAAAAGAATGTTTGGAATGCCCTGTGTCTGCAGGGTGCGGCTGGTGTTCTGGCATGAATTATGAGGTGTTTGGTACAGCCAATAAGCGTACCACCTCTATTTGCTGGGCACACAAGGCCCGTGTCCTTGCGAGTGCCTATTATTATAATCACCGGTATATCGAAATTGGGGACTGCCTGCCCATCAAAGCGGAACTGCCGGAGTTGGACGCTCTGTCGATCCTGCCCTCTTGGGAGTACGACGAATTCCTTGAAATTGAGAAAAGGGCGCTTGCGAAATTTGCAAAGACGGTTGGTGTCCACTGAAAGGAGAAGCAATGGCCATTCTTGTTGCCAATACAAAGCTTGAGAATTCGGACTTTGCATGGTATGAATTTTATGTTGACAATGTTGCTGACATTGATTCTTTGCCTACACGCACATCTACAGGAAAAACTTATGTCGTCAAAAAGTATGCTCGTCCGATGAGTACAGCATATTGCATAAGTGAAGCACGACAATACATGCTTGATTCAAGCAATACTTGGCGTCCCATGTGCGGTTTGTCTGATGATGTTCTTGACGCACTTGCAATAAAGGCTGACTATGTTTTGAACCTGCGTCAAGATACCGAAGATTTTCGTAATGCAGCTGCCAATAGCGCTTCTGCTGCAAAACAAAGCGAGGATAATGCTCATACCAGTGAAGTCGCTGCTGCAAACAGTCAAACCGCCGCTTCAAATTCTGAGGTGGCAAGTAGGACCTCAGCAGAATCTTCTGCCAGCAGTGCATCATCTAGCGCCGACTCCGCAAATGCAAGCGCAACCAGCGCAGCCGAGTCAAAAGAAAGCGCCGCTCAGAGTGCAGACAGTGCATCTGAAAGTGCATCCAGCGCTTCCGCATCAGCCTCAAGCGCATCCGCTGCTAAAGCCAGTGAGGAAAATGCTGCCAGCAGAGCTATAGAAGCTCTTGCGTCCGAAAATGCAGCTAAACAGAGTGCACAAAACTCTGCAAATTCTGCTGTTGACAGCGCTTCTAGTGCATCTGAAAGTGCATCCAGCGCTTCCGCATCAGCCTCAAGCGCATCTGCTGCCAAAGTCAGTGAGGAAAATGCTGCTGCGTCTTCAGCTGCAGCTCAAGCGAGTGAATCTAACGCACTGAAAAGCGAGAATAATGCTGCAGATTGTGCAGCCTCCGCAGCTCAGAGTGCTGAAAAAGCTAAGATTTATGTCGGAACTGATTCAACCCTGTCCACTGAGGGTGCCCCTGCCGATGCAAAAGCGACCGGTGATGCGCTGGCAGGAAAGGCCGACAAGACCGAGGTCTCCAACGCTCTGTCCCAAAAGAGCGACACGACCCACACCCACGATCTGAGCGCACTCATCAACACGCTGAGCACGGGCAGCTCCACCCCGCAGGATGCGGACTACTATGTGAGCCAGTATGTCGGCGGCGGAGACACAACGACCACTTACCACCGCAGGCCTATGAGCGCCCTGTGGGCGTATATCAAGGGCAAGGCGGATGTTGTGTTTGCAGCCAAGAGCCACACCCACAATTATGCCGGGTCCGGCAGCGCTGGCGGGTCGGCCAACAGTGCCGTCAAACTCGATACCGCAACCGCGGGCAGTGCGACGAAACCGGTATATATCAGCGGCGGCAAGCCGGTGGCCTGCACTCACTCGCTGGGCAAGGATGTACCGGCCGACGCCGTTTTTACTGACCACACCTACAGCGCAGCCACCCAGAGCGCGGCAGGCCTGATGAGCGCCGCAGACAAAAAACGGCTGGACAACCTATACCCGGTGGGCAGCATCTACCAGAGCACCGCACGTACAAGCCCTGCCGCACTGTTCGGCGGTACATGGCAGGAGATTGCGCAGAACCGGGTACTGATGGGTGCTGGCAGCGGCCACGCAGCGGGCACCACCGTGGAGGCCGGACTGCCGAACATCACAGGCTCTTTTGTCGCGGATGTAAAAAAGGGTGAACATAAGGTATCCGGCGCATTCACTGCCGGCAGCGCGATCGCAACTACGGGCGAATACAATAACTTTTCTGATGTATATAAGTTCAGTCTGGATGCGTCCAAGTCTAATGCCATCTACGGCCGCAGCGCCACCGTGCAGCCTGCCGCCTACTATGTGCACATCTGGCGGCGCGTGGCCTGAG